GGATATTCATCACAATTCCCTCCAGTCATAAAAGTAGGTATTGCAACTGGATATACAGACTTATCTGTTACAGGTGGATCTGGTTCTGGATTGAGAGTAGATGCTCTAATTGGATCTGGGGGAACTGTTATAGGATTTGATCTTACTGAAAGAGGTTTTGGATATAAGAATGGTGAAATATTAACAGTTCAGGGTATTCCTTTTAGAGTCGGTGTTTCAACATCACCATTTACTTTAACTGTCAAGACAACTATTGATGATCAGTTTGCTGGATTTAGTTTTGGTCAATTAGTTCCACTTGATGATTTTTCTGCAGAGTTTAATGGAGCTAAAAGAACATTTGTATTAACTAAAACTGTATTAACTAAGGATGTTGTTAGTATTATTTCTTTAGACACTTCTATAGATGTTACAAATAATCTTTTAATATTCATAAACGATGTATTACAACAACCTGGCCAAAACTACAGTCTAGAAGGTGGTAGTATACTTAGATTTGTTGAACCACCAAAAGGTGGAAGTAAATTACAAGTTCTATTCTTTAGAGGTGGTAATCAGGATATTGAAGCTTTGAATCCAGTTAAAACTGTTAAAGTTGGTGATAAACTTCAATTACTACAAGATTTACAAGTTCCAACTCAAAGTGATCGTGTTGTTTCTGAAATAACTGAGGTTAGTGAAGTAGATACCCCTCCTTATGGTGGTGGTGGAATTAGTACTAATCCTAGTTTGGTTAGAGTTATTTCTTGGAAGAAACAAGAAAAAGATCTTGTTGTCGATGGATTACCTATTGCAAAAGATAGACCACTTCAAGTTGGTAACTTCTATCCTAGTGCAAGACTAATAAGAAACGTAGGAACAAGTTCTGTAACAACATATGTTGATAATGCGTTCCCATTCTTCAGTGCTTATGATAATAGAACAGATATTGATGGTATACCTGGCCAAGTAGAGATTATTAATACACAAGAAATTAATGTTGCAACTGGTTTAGCTACAGTTTCTACTGGAGGTAAAGTCACTTCTATAACTGTCACAAATGGTGGATCTGGATATGAAAATATTCCTACAGTATCAATAGCTAATTTCAATAGATTACAATCTGGAATAGACAGTAGTAGATTTGAAACCATTCCTCTTACTGAAGAAGTTGGTAGAACTTGGAATAAGATAACTGCCCCTGCAGACATTAGTTACAATGACATTGATTATACTCCTGAAGGTGTGTTTGTGGCTGTTGGAAGCACCTCTGGTATTCATACATCTACGGATGGAAATAATTGGACTGTTTCAACTACAGGAACATTTGGAACATTCAAAGGTGTAGTTGGACTTTCATCTGAAGTTGTGGCTGTAGGTGGTGGCGGAACTATTGCAAGAAGTACAAATACTGCATCTACTTTTGGAATAACAACCATCTACTCAAGAAAACAGGTTGGTTTCATTCCAAGTTATACACCTAGAAATATATCACAGAGTTTAAATGCAGCTGCTGTAGGATCATACTTATTCCCTAATGCACTAACAGGTATTGGTACAACTGTACCACATGAGAGGGTAGTTGTAGTTGGTGCTGCTGGAACTATTCTTTATACAGAACCAGGCCTAGCGGGACTTACATCATCATTTGTCATAACAAACAAGTTTGCAACTCAAGATTTTCATGGTGTTGCATATCATGATGGAACGTTTGTCGCTGTTGGTAATCAAGGATCGATTTATAGATCAACAGATGGGGAAACATGGGCTGGTGTAACTACTACATCAATTACTACTAATTTGAAAGGTATCGCTTATGGTTCTGACAAATGGATTGCAGTCGGAGCTGCAGGAACTATTATCTCATCTGGAGATGATGGTTTAAATTGGTCAGTGGTAGGTGCTGGTGGAACATTCCAGTTAAATGGAGTTCATTATCAAAATAATGTTTGGTTAGCTGTTGGTGGTGCTGGAATGGCCATGAATTCCACAGATGGTTCAACTTGGTATAAAAAACATGTAGTTGCTGCAGGGACTCCATTAGGAGCTCAGTTAAATGCAGTGACATATGGTGATAATAAGATGGTTGCAGTGGGTATTCAGTCGAGTCTTGTTTGGAGTGGTTATGAAAAGGTTGGTGCAGCTGCAACTGCAACAGTTGGTGCTGGTGGTACAATCAGTGCAATTACTGTAAATGAAGGTGGATTTGGATATACACCAAATACTAATCCTACAGTATTGTTAAGTCAGGAAGTCGTGACTCGTGAAAAATGTAATACAGTAAATGTAACTGGTGATTATGGAGTGGTTGTTGGTGTTGCGGTAAGTGCTAGTGGTTCTAACAGTCGTGCGACTCTTAATTTATCATTAGATGCTGATTCTTTCCTCAATCAAGCTGGATTTGGTAATATATCCAAGACAGGACTAGTTACTGGTGATTACTTTGTTCTTAGAAACTCTGTATTTGGTACTGGTGTAACTTCAATTGATAAAGATGGTAATAATGTTGGTGTAGGAACCAGCTTTGCTGATAACATATATAAGGTTGAGGAAATTGTAACTTCCAACACTGGTATTGTTACTGTATTTTGTAATATAAACTCAACAACTGGTATCACACCAATTACTGGGTCAAAACTCGGTGATTATAGTTTTGGTAAATTAACCAATTTAACAAGATCAACTACTGATCCAAAAGTATTCAATATTAATAGTACTAATGGTTATACTGGGATAACGACTGCTCCTGAAGTCAGACGTATCAATCCTTTAGCTATAACTTATAGTGACTTTGATAAAACAACATAAATAAACAAAAATAGTCTAGTAAAATGCCTGCGATTATTTCAGATCAATTTAGAATATTAAATGCTGCGAATTTCGTCGCTGGTGTAGCTGATACATCGCAGTATTATTATAGTTTCATAGGTTTACCGAACTCTCAAGATATTGGTGCTGGTTATGGTCAAACCGATTGGAATACAAATACTCCAGCTCCTATGGATGGATTCAAGGAATATAATGATGCATGGGATACTATGCTTGGCCTTAAACAGTTAAGTAGTGATGATGTTCAAAGAATGGTTAAGAAAACCACTTGGACAGCTGGTACAGTGTATGAAATGTATAAGAATGGATATACCAGAGAGAATCAGAGTCCTAAAACATCTTCTACAAACTTATATGATTCACAATATTATGTTGTAAACAGTGATTTAAAAGTTTATCTTTGTATTAATAACGGCCAAAGTCCAGATAACCCACAGGGTAGACAGTCTTTAGATGAACCAAACTTTATAGATTTGGAACCAAGAGCCGCTGGTACATCTGGTGATGGATATATTTGGAAGTATTTGTATACAATTAAACCAAATCAGATTATAAAATTTGATTCTATTGATTTTATGCCTGTTCCAAACTCTTGGGGAACTGGTGATACCATAGATATAAAAAATAATGCTGTTGATGGAAAGATAGAAACTGCTGTAATTGTAAATGCAGGGGATGGATATCAACCCATTGGTACTACATTCAATAACATTCCTATCTTAGGAGATGGAACTGGTGGAAAAGTTTCTGTTACTGTAAACTCTCAAGGTAAAGTTTCTGATGTAACCGTTACTAATGGTGGTAATGGATATACAAACGGAAAAGTTAGATTCTACCCTGGCGCTCCAGGCACTGAGATTGGTGGGCCAATTGCAGGTTTGTCTGCGGTTGGTGTTGCTGGTACATCCGTTGCCGATATAGAAGTTGTCATACCACCACCAGGCGGTCATGGTTTTGATGTGTATAAAGAACTAGGTGCGTTTAGAGTCTTAATGTATGCAAGATTTGAGAATGATTCATCAAACCCAGACTTTATTGTTGGGAATGATTTTGCTAGAGTTGGTCTTGTTAAGAATCCAAAAACTCTATCTGGAGCTGCTCTAACTAAATCTAGTGCTGTTTCACTAACATCACTCAAACTTAAAACAATAAGTGGTGGTAATATAGCAGATACTACATTTACTGTTGATACTCCTATATCACAAACAATTGGTGTTGGATCAACTGCTGTTGGTTATGTTGCAAATTGGGATTCATCTACTGGTATTTTGAAAACATATAATCCTACTGGAATTGGATCTACAACTTATGGATTCAGAATGGTAGATTTCACATCTCAAATTGGGCCTGGCGGTAGTTATACTATTGTTGGTAATGCATCTGGTAATGCGTTAGGAATAGATACTAGTTTTGGTACAGGAGCTAATCCAGGCACTGCCACCACTGTTGGAACTGCTATGGTTCAACTAGGTCAAGACTTTGTTGAAGGTGTGGCCGATCCAGAAGTTAAAAAATATTCTGGTGAGATATTATACATAGATAACAGGGCTGCAATACAACGTAGTGCTACCCAGAAAGAAGACGTAAAAATTGTATTAGAGTTCTAAGAAAATGCCCCAAGAAACCAATCTGAATGTTTCTCCATATTTTGATGATTTTAGTGAAGATAAGAACTTTAACAGGGTTCTTTTTAAACCTGGCATCCCAGTTCAGGCTAGAGAATTAACTCAGTTACAGACAATCCTACAGAATCAAATAGAGAAGTTTGGTCAACACTTCTTTAAAGAAGGTTCAATGGTCATTCCTGGCCAAATTGGATATGATTCATTGTATTATGCTATTGAATTAGAAGACACATTTTTAGGTATACCAATATCAGATTATACTAAACAATTAATTGGTAAAAAAATTAGGGGAGAAATTTCTGGTGTAGAGGCAACAGTTGTAAATTGTATTTTAAATACTCAGTCAGATAGAGGTCATAATACTTTATATGTAAAATATAGTAAATCTGGTAATGATTTTACAACTAATGTTTTCAATGATGGTGAAAATTTAATTACATCTACTGATATTGAATATGGTATATCAAGAGTTATTGCCAATAATCCATTCGCAACAGCAATTGCTTTAAATGCAACATCAATAGGATCTGCAGCTACAATCCAAGAAGGTGTATATTTTATTCGTGGATATTTTGTTAAAGTAAATAGTCAAACTGTTATTATTGATCAGTATAGTAATGATCCATCTTATAGGGTTGGTTTATTCATTGATGAAAATGTAGTATCTGCATTTGATGATTCTACGTTATTTGATAATGCAGCTGGATTTTCAAACTTTGCAGCTCCTGGCGCTGATAGATTTCAGGTAAAACCAACATTAATTAAGAAGGATTTAGACGATCTTAGTGATGCAAACTTCATAGAGTTACTAAGATTAAATAAAGGTGCCATTCAAAGAATGGTTAAAAAGACTGATTATAATCTTTTAGCTGATGAGTTTGCAAGAAGAACTTATGATGAAAGTGGTAATTATTATGTAAAACAGTTTGGAGTTCAGGTTAGAGAATCTCTTAATGATAAACAAGGTAATAATGGAGTATATTCTAAAAGTCAGAAAACTGCACAAGGTAATGAACCAAGTAGTGATAGTATGATTCTTCAGGTATCTCCTGGCAAGGCATATGTAAGAGGATATGAAATAGAAAAACAAGGCAATAATTTTATAGATGTAGAAAAACCAAGAACAATTAAAAAATTAGAGAATCAAGTATTTGCATTTGATAAAGTTAGTAAGTTAAAAGTAAATCGTGTTTATGGAACACCTTTTGTCGGAATGGGTGTCGATGGAACATATGTAGTTCAGTTAAGAGGCCAAAGAACAGGTGCGACTCATTCATCTGCAGCCACTGGACATATTGGTGATGCAAGAGTATATGATTATAAATTAGAATCTACGGTATATACAGGTGTAACAAGTGTATATGAATTATTCTTATGGGATATACAAACATTTACAACTATAACAATCAATAGTAATCTTACTGCGCCAGATGGATCATTAGTTGAAGGTCAGAGAAGTGGTGCAAGAGGATTTCTAAAGTCTGCGGCTAGTGGAAGTACATCCTTAACAATGACATCAACAAGTGGTAATTTTATAGTTGATGAGCCAATAAAAGTAAACGGTGTTAATGATACTAAAACTATAGTTACAGTCACAGAATTTTCTATAGATGACGTTAAATCAGTTTACCAACAAGTGAGTGGTTCTACATTCAATGCTGATACAGTTCTTTCAAGAGAAGGGAGTCCTGCCCCTGCAGGCACTGAATATACAATCACGACTGGTGGTACATGTACCGTGGCTGGAAATAGATTTACTCGTGGTATTAAAGAAAATGATATCGTAAAGTATCAAAAATCAGGAGAAACTGATCCAACATTTAACAGAGTTAGTGCAGTTAATGCTAATGGATCACAAATCACTCTTGTTGCATTAGGTACTGATGTAGCTGGAGTTTGTCAAAAAGAATTACCATCAGGTTCTACTTTAGTTACTAGTGATTTTAAAATTATAAGACCTCAAATCATTGATGCTAAAGATTCAAGTTTTGTATCAGATATGCCAGCGGGTGCAATATCTAGTCTTGATCTTAGTTCATCGGAGATAACAACTAGACAAAGGTTTACTTTTACTTCAAGTAATGGATCAGCAACTGTAACGATAACATCAACTAATGAATTTTTTGAAACATTTGATGAAGAAAGATATAACGTTTCATTTACTGCTAATGGTGGAGTCCAAACTTTAAGAGAAGAGAATCTTGTATTTTCTGCTGACAGAAAATCTGTGACTTTGAGACAGTTATCACAAAGTGCAGCTGGAGTCTTTACTGCAACAGTAAAGAAAACAGAGATCAAGTCTCAGAAGAAAACTTTAAACAAATGTAAAAAGTTAGTGGTCAATAGATCTCAAAAAGATGGTTCTGGTGATGGTCAAAATACTCTTGGTGATGGGTTAACCACAAGTAGTGTTTATGGAACAAGAGTTCAAGACAAGGAAATATGTCTTAATCAACCTGATGTTGTAAAGGTTATAGCTGTTTATGAATCAAGTACAACTGGAGATCCCAATCTACCAAGTATAAGTCTTATTAACAGATCTGCAGAGTTAACTGATACAATTCAAGGGGAATTGATTGTTGGTGATAATAGTGGTGCTACTGCTCAAGTGGTTACTAAAGCTGCTGGTTCTGTAGATATTGTTTATACAAATGACATACAATTTGAAAGAGAAGAAATAGTTACTTTCCAATCTTCTGGTATTGTGGGTCAAGTTTCAATAGTTACACAAGGTGACAAAGAGATAACCAAAAGTTTTATGTTTGATGATGGTCAAAGACCAGAATTTTATGATTATGCAAGACTTGTAAGAAAAGAAGGTCAAGCAGAACCTTCAAAAAGAATAGCGATAATATTTGATCATTATATACTTGATGGTGAAGTAGGTGATTTTGCCAGTGCAAATAGTTATTCTTCAGATAACTATGAGTTTGATATGCCTATTTTCTCAGGTGTTCCTTTGTCAGATTTTATTGATGCTAGACCTAGAATCAAAGAATACAACTTATCAAGTACAACATCGCCTTTTGATTATGATACTCGTGATTTTTCTGTTTCTGGAAACAAACCTCCTGTAATAGTTGGAGACGATGTAGTAACAATAGGATACTCACATTACTTAGCACGAATAGATAAACTCTTTTTAACTAAAGATGGATTCTTTGAGTTGAAAAAAGGAGCTCCTGCACCAACATCTGATGTAGTTCCTCCATCAGATCCAGCTGGTGCTTTTAGTGTTGCAACCATAGCAATTCAACCATATGCTAGAAATGCGAAAAGAGCTTCTACTATCAAAACAGCCAGACATAAAAGATATACAATGTCTGATATTGGTAGATTGGAAAAAAGATTAAAGAATGTAGAATTTTATACACAACTTTCATTATTAGAAACTGACACTGCTTCACTTACAATTGTAGACGCTAAAACTGGTCTTGATAGATTTAAGTCTGGATTCTTTGTAGATAATTTTAGAAGTCATAGTGGTCAAGCTCTCAGCAATCCTCTATCAAGATGTTCTATTGATAAAAAGGCTGGAGAATTAAGACCATCACATTACACACATGGACTAGATTTACTTCTAGGTTCAGAACAAGTCATTGGAATTGGTACAACAGCAGACCCTGCAGCTGATTTAACTCAAGTTTCGGATTTACAATCAAACGATTTAAAGAGAAGTGGTGATGTTGTAACTTTAAATTATACGGAAATACCTTATATTAGTCAACCTTTAGCAACAAGAACTGAAAATGTAAACCCATT